GCCGAAGGCATCATCTACGAGACGTGGGATCCGGCGATCCATCTGGTCGACCGGTTCGACATCCCCGACACGTGGACCCGGTACCTGGCGGTCGACTTCGGCTATACGAATCCGTTCGTCTGCCAGTGGTGGGCGCAGGATCCGGACGGCCGGCTGTTCCTGTACCGGGAGATCTACCGCACCGGCCGCCTGGTCGAGGACCATGCCAAGCAGATCCTTGCGCAGGTGACGGGTCGGGATGGGGTGTGGCGGGAGCCGAAGCCGCGGGCGATCGTGTGCGACCACGACGCGGAGGGCCGGGCCACCCTGGAACGGCACCTCGGGCTGTCGACCAAGGCCGCAACCAAGCATGTCGCGGAGGGTATCCAGGCTGTTGCGTCCCGCCTGGCGGTTGCCGGCGACGGCCGGCCCCGGCTGTTCCTGCTGCGTGACAGCACAGTGGACCGGGACCCGGAGCTCGTCGCCGCCCGCAAACCGGCGTCCACCGTCGAGGAGATGTCCGGTTACGTGTGGGATACGGGGGTGGGGAAGGCGCCGAAAGAGCAGCCGTTGAAGGTTGACGATCATGGGATGGATGCGATGCGGTATCTGGTCGTTGAGGTCGACATGGCGCCGAGGCCCAACATCCGGTTCGTGTAGCAGTGGCGCTGTATGCATACATGCGCACCTGCGCATACTCGGCTACACTGCATGCATGGCAAGCCCTTCCCGGCAGGTACCGAACCCGGAGTCTGAGCCGACCATCACCATCGACCGCGCGGCAGCGATCCTCGGTGTCGGCGTGCGCGGGATGTACCGCGCAGCCGAGCGTGATGAGATCCCCGTCGTACGGGTCGGCCGGACGATCCGCGTCCTGACCGGCAAGTTCCTGCGGCAGTACGGATTGGAGCCGGCGTGATGGACCGCGTCGAATCCCCCCTGTCCGCGGCCGTTGCCGCCAATGTTCGCGGCCTACGCCAGGCCCGACGTCTTACGCAAGACGAGTTGGCCAGCAAGATGTCGGCGACCGGCCTGCGTTGGGAACGAATCATCGTGGCCAACCTGGAGGGCGGGCGACGAGCCAACGTCACGGTGGACGAACTCGCAGCTCTCGCCGGAATCTTCGGCGTTGAACCGTGGAGCCTGACCACTCGGCCGGTTTGCCGCCGGTGCGAGGGTGCGCCGCCGGTGGGCTTCATCTGCGGCGGCTGTGGCGCCAACTCGGCTGCCTGATCGCTCGGCGCGCCTGTGTGGCTTACCCTTGACCTGACACATTCCAAGATCCGCATATGTCAGGGGTGGCCATGGTCTCCGCCGCACTCCCCGCCGGACGCACCCGGGCCGCCCTGCTGACCCTCGCCGGCCGCTGGCTCACCGCATGGGTCAAAGCCAACGCCCCCCGCCTCGTCGCCGTGCTCGTGATGCTCCGGTCGCTGACCCTGACCGTGACCGCGTTCGCCGGGTTCACGGCCGCCGCCTACATGTACGGGGCGCACTGGGCCGGGATCGTCGTCGGCTCCGTGTCGCTGCTCGTCATCGAATACCTGGTCAAACGGCCATGACCGAGCCGCAGCCGGTCGGCGGTATCCGCACCATCGACGCCAGCTACATGGCGATCCGTCCATACGCCGAAGGCCAACACGTTCACCGGACCGTTGATATCAGCCCGTCGCTCATGGTCGACCTCGATGCGGCCGGCGGCATCCTCGGCATCGAACGCATCGGCGGTCCGGTCGACATCGGCGCCCTCGGTGACGTGCTGCGCTGGGTGACCGTGCCGTGAGGTCGTTGGTCGGGGAGATCGTCAACGCGGTCCGCCCGAAAACATCGGCTGAGCCGCCGGTGCCGATGTCGTCCGGCCGTGGCCTGCTGGGTGGCCTGTTCGGCGGCGGGCAGGCCGGCAGCGCGGTCAAGAACATGCAGGCCATGGGCTCGGTCGGCACCCTGTTCGCGATCGTCGACCTCCTCGCGACGTCCACGGCGTCGGCACGGTGGCGGCTGTACCGCTCGGCGAAGTCCGGCGACCCCGACGACCGGGTCGAAGTCCTCCAACACGCCGCCATCGACACGTGGGAACGCCCGAACCGGTTCCACTCCGGGCAGCGTCTGCGGGAGGCCGGACAGCAGCACATCGACCTGACCGGCGAGGGCTGGATCCTGACCGCCACCAACCCGGCGATGCCCGGTGTGCCGCTCGGCCTGTGGCTGATCCGCCCGGACCGGATCACCCCCGTCCCGTCGGCGACGGAGTATCTGTCCGGCTACATCTACCACGGCCCGGACGGGGAGAAGATCCCCCTCGACGTCGACCAGGTCATGTCGATCGTGATCCCGAACCCCATGGACGAATACCGCGGCATGGGCGCCGTCGGATCCATCCTCGCCGACGCCGACTCGATCGCCGCCGCCGTCGCCTGGAACCGCAATTTCTTCTCCAACGGTGCGGAGCCGGGCGGCATCATCGAATTCGCCACCCGCCTCGGCGACGAGCAGTTCAACGAGTTCAGGGCCCGCTGGCAGGAGCAGCACCGCGGCGTGTCCAACGCCCACCGCGTCGCCCTCCTGGAGCAAGGCAAATGGGTGGACCGCAAGTTCACCCACGGCGACATGCAATTCTCCGAGCTGCGCAAGGTCAGCCGTGATGCGATCCGGGAAGCGTTCCGCGTCCACGGCCACATGCTCGGTGACGCCGACGACGTCAACCTCGCGAACGCCACGGCGGCGGAGATCACGTTCGCCCGGCGGCAGTCCGTGCCCCGCCTGGACCGGTGGCGGGAACTCCTCAACACCCAGTATTTGCCCAAGTTCGGGCCGACGGCGGTCGGGCTGGAGTTCGACTACGACAGCCCCGTGGCCGAGGACGAAGCCCAGGACGCCGAAGTCTTCTACAACCGGGCCCGCGGCGCCCAGATGCTGGTGCTCGCCGGCTACCACGGCAAAGACGTCGCCGCCGCCGCACAGCTACCGGAGATGGGCTGGGACCCGGCCACCGTCACCCGCTCGTCGACGACGATCGCCGCGGAGACCGCGGGTGGCGGCCGCTCGCCGGCGGACGAGTCGCATTGGGACAACCACCACCGGCCGGCCATCGACGGTGGGGGACGGCTGGCATTGCCGGCTGGTGGAGGCCCAAAAGGCTGACCGACGGGCCACCGTCGACACCACCACCCCCGCCGCAGGGTGAACCCGCGGCACCGCCACCGCCCGACGGGCTGCCCGACGTGTCGCCGCTGGCCGTCGCCCTCGCCGTCGCGGTCGCCGCACTGATGGCCACCTGGGCACCCGACATCACCGCCATGAAAAACCGGCTGGTGGACCAGATCCACCGCCTACTGGCCGCCGGCCAGACACCCGGTGTCGACGACCTGGAGTTGGATCCGTCGATGCTCGCCGCGGACCTGCTGCACTCGATGGGCACAGCCGCCGGTGACGCCGCCGCCCGCGTCGTCGAGGAAGCCCGCGAGCAGGGTGTCACCGTGCATCCGGCGCACATCCCCGCTGGCCAGATGGGCGACGACGCACACGCCGCCGCAGAGCAGGTCACGCTCCGGCTGCGCACGGTTGCCGCCCGCGCGGTCGAGCAGGCGCCGGAGGACGCCACTCTGGACGACAAGGTGGCCGCGGCCCGCGCCGCGCTCGACGGGTACGGGGATGCCGGGCCCGCGCAGCTCGGCGGCAACGCGATGCACGGGGCGATGACCACGGCCCGGCTGGAGACCTACCGGCAGGGTCCGCTGGGTGCCATCTACGCGACCGAAAAAAACGATGATCGCGTATGTCCGCCGTGCCATGAGGTCGACGGGCGTTGGCTGGGCAACACCGACCAGATGGACCAGATCCAGCTCTCCTACCCGGGTGGTGCGCTGGGTGGCTACGTGTACTGCCAGGGTGGCTACAACTGCCGGGGCACGATCACCGGCGTCTGGCGCCCCGGGACGGAGGAGGCACCGGTCGAACCCGGCACGAAGGGCCACTCCCTGCAAGGCTCGATCGCGTCGGGTGTCGCCTCGGAGCAGCGCCTCGGCGGCGGCATGTCTGCCGACGTCGACCTCGTCACGTTCAACGACGGGGCGCGGGCGATCCGCAAGGTCGCCCGCAACACCGGCCTGATCACCCCGGCGGATGCGGCGAACGCCGAACAGCTGTCCTGGCTGCTCGCCTCCCGGGCCGGCATCCAGGTGCCGGAGGTTTTGCGCGGCGACCGGAACACCGTGTGGATGGCCTACGTCGATGACGCGCAGACCGGGGCGGCCCGATTCGCAGTAGGCCACGGCCAGACGGTGACGGACAACCCGGCGTTTATCGAACTGGCCGACTCGGATGCCGGCCGGCGGCTCGGGCTGTTCGACGTGGCCATCGGCAACCAGGACCGCAACGACGGCAACTTCCTGGTCACCTCCGACGGGCGGCTGGTCGGCATCGACCACGGCCTGTCGTGGGCCGACATCGACGCCGGTCCGCTGGCGATGGACATCGTCACCTACAAGCCGTTCATGCGCCGGATGCTGCATTTGGCCGAGGACGGCACAGTCACCGGCTCACGGGACTACTCCCGGGCCGACATCGAACATCTCCGCCAAGCCCTCGCGGGGATGGAGCAGGAGTTCACCCGACTCCGCCGGCATCCGTGGTTCGTCCAGGCGATGGCCCGACTGGCCATCCTGGAGGAGTATGCGCAGGGTGAAGGCTCGGTGTTCTAGATGCTGATCGTCACCACCCCCGACGGGCATGTGATCGATGAGGTGCGGCTGGTCGACGGCTTTCTGGCCTATCGGACCGGCCGGGCCAGGGACATTGTCGAGGGCAAACGCAGCCCACTCCGTCCGCTGACCGACGAACGCCTGTACGAGTTGGCGGCCGGATGGTCGAACGGCTACGTGTCGATCTCCGCAGAGCAGGGCGGGCCGGCCTCCGGGGGGTAGCTCGAAACTCCAGCCCACCACATATGCGGATCTTGGAATGTGTGCTCTACCATGAGCAGCAACACATGCCATGATCCGCATACGTTCCGGGTGGTGAGTAATGCCGGAGGCCCCGACCCTCGTCGGCGCGGCCACCGCGATGCGCGTGCGTCCCCAACCACTCGACGCCATCGCGCGCCCCACCAATCTCGCAGCACCGCAGGGCAGCCGAGGCGCCTGGTACCGGATCGTCCGCAACTCGGCCGGCATCGACGTGTACCTGTACGACGACATCGGATGGGGCGGTGTCACCGCCGCTGACTTTGTCGGCGAGTTCCGTGACATCGGCCCGCAGCCGGTTGACCTGCACATCAACTCCGGCGGCGGTGACGTCTTCGACGGGGTGGCGATCTTCAACGCGATCCAGGCACATCCCGCACAGGTCACCGTCCATGTGGACGGCCTCGCCGCATCGGCTGCCTCGTACATCGCACAGGCCGGCGACCACCGGCGAATGGCCCGCAACGCCACGATGATGATCCACGACGCGCACACGCTGTGTTACACCGATGAGGACGGGCTACGCGAGGCCGCCGACCTGTGCGGTAAGGCGTCGAACAACATCGCGTCGATGTATGCCGAGCGGGCCGGCGGGACGGTCGCCGACTGGCGGGCCGTGATGCGTAAGACCGCCTGGTATTCGGCGGACGAGGCGGTCGCCGCCGGCCTCGCGGACGAGGTTGCCCCCGCACCCGCCCGCAACGGCCTGGTACCCGCCGCGCGCGCTGCCCTCACCGAACCCGCCCCGGCGATGACGCAGCCGGTACCGCCCACACAACCGCCGCCCCCGCCCCCACCCGTCGAAGCGGCTGCC